CATCTACTGTTTTTTCTTCGTCTTGCATAGTTAATCCTCCTATGATTACATTGCGTGCAAGATATCTTCAGGATCATCTATTGTCCCTAGTATCTCGTCATCGTTTAACATTCTTATCTCACCACCATCAATCTCCATTCGCGATCCTGCATATCGTGCAAAGATCACCCAGTCTTTCTCCGCGCACCACGGACCTGTAGGATATTTATCTTTATCCTTGTAACAAAGATCACCCATCTTCAATACGTATCCAACTTGCGTTGCAACACGTGCGCGATCTAATGTTTCTTGTGCTATAATAATTCCGCCTTCGGTTTTTTCTTTAACCTTAAATGGCATAACAAGTATACGCCACCCAGTAGGGTTCGGTAACTTTTCTAAACTTGTGGATTGTGTTTCTTCTTTAGCTTGTTCAGCTTCTTCTTTATATTTATCTTCTAATGCGTGTGACTTTGTCATCATCTGGTTCTGGCTCCTTAGGGTTTAGCAGGTTAGAGAGTTCCTGTTTAATTTGATCCATCATGTGAATCTTACCGAGAATATAATTGTATTTCTCCATACTGTCAACACCGCCTGCAATAAGAACTTGTGCGTTGTTATCTATACCTTCGTCTAATAATCTTTGTATTTTATATATTACGTTTATCGGGTCTGTAGCTTCTGACATATTTCTTTTTCTTATCTCCTAGTTTATGCCAAAACTCATCAAGAGGGTTGGCTTTTTGTTTACAGCATTCCCCCGAACGTGCTTTTTCGTCCGTGTGATCATCACACGTTTTATCTTCCCCCATGTAAGTCCCCCTTACTTTTTCTTGAAAATATCGGCTCCCTTGAGTCCGTATATACTAGCGACGACCCCGACACAAAGGGTCTGGTACCAAAAAGGCAAATTATTAAACTGCTCAAAGAACATGTGCAGTTTAGCTTGGATGTCTGGGTCATCACTAAAGACACTCCATATCAATAAAATCACAGGCGCACTTACGAGGATGAGGACAAACTCGTCTTTCCATCCCTTGTCGTTTGATTGTCTAACAGCGGCTTGGTACTCCACTTCCCCGTTGGCCATCTTTTGAGAATGCAGTAAAGCAGCCTCCGACATAAGTATTTTTGCTTTTTGTTTATTAGCAAAAATAGCTGAACCGGTTTTCAATACCGTAGGTAGAAGTGAGAGTAATGGTCCCATTAATTATTTTATGATTGTGATTATTACTGCTACAAGGATAGCGGCTGCAATAAGTTTTGTTCTCCAACCCATCTCATTCCACTTACTCATAACTTTTGCTTTTAAAGATTCGATCATGATGACCTCCTTTTTTTCTTTTTTACACCTGCTTCGCTGAGCGCGATAGCTATAGCTTGTTTTCTATTTACCACTTTTTTCTTAGATTTACCAGATTTAAGTTTACCAGATTTATATTCACGCATTACTTTGCTGATTTTCTTTTCTTTTTTCATTATGCTTTTGTCACAAGATACTCTGCTATTTCTGGTGGATAACCTCGTGTTATGTATTCATTGTACGCTATAAGTTGTTCTTCAGTAAATTTTGATTCTACGGGATTAACAAATTCTTGTGTTGGTTGAACAGTTGCGCCAGGTCTAGCATTTTTTTCTGCTTGTTCTTTTTCAAACTGAGAAATAGCTATGTCTACTTGCTGTTGTGGTGTTAAGCCCCCTTGTACATCCTCTAGTTGAGATATTTGTGCAGTGTTAAAATGTCCAACTGGTCCTGTGTATTGCATTGGTGCTCCTGGAGCTGCCATTTCATAATTACTTGGGTCCATAAGATCCTGTGGTTTTTTTGAGAGCATTGCACCTAGTATCTGTCCTGTTTTGCCCATAAAGCCTAATGCTCCAAGTGCGGTGGGATTGTATCCTGTCATAGCTCCTGTACTTGCAATATTATATCCTGTTCCTAGTGTGTTTTTACCTAATGATTTAATTCCACTATACATGTCCCCTGGAGATATATTTACTTGTTGTGAAGCTATTGCTGCTAATTCTGGGCTAAGGCCCATTTTTGTGTAACGGTCTATAAAAGCATTTTCACCAAAGTTTTTAAAATTACTAAGTAAGCCTAATCCAAAACCAGGTTTTGTAGGTGTTTCATCTACTGTAGTTTTTTGTTGAACTGTTTCTTTTTGTCCAGCGCCAGGACTAAAACCACCACTACCTTTTGCCCCATAACCTCTATCTTCTCTTTCTTGCGCTCTGTCTGGATCACCCATATCAGCGCCACCACCATATTGAAAACCGTATCTAATCATTAATTCCCCTCTTTAATCGTTGCTTGCATCTGTTTTATACCGTCTTTTGCAAGTGATACTGATGCTCTAAGCTTAGCATGTTCGTCATCTTGCTCAAGTTTATCCTCTGCAATTTGTCTGTTTTGTAGCATTTTTAGTGCGTCCATTTCAGCCTTAGTTTCGCCTTCTTCGCGTTTTCTTTCCTCTTCTTTGGCTTTTAGCTGTATTTCATCGCTTTTTAACCTCAATAATGGGTCATTATCGATCTGATTTAACACTTTTTTCTCTTCTTCAAGGTATTCTGCCATTGTTTCAGCGATTAATTTGGCTTTTCTGGACTCAATAGCCTCTGTTACCTGTTTTGTTTCGTTTTGTAGCTGTTGAAGTTGCGGATTTTGCTGCATTTGTTGCATCATTTGCGGATTTCCTTGTGCTTGCATCATCATTTGTTGCATTTGTTGTCCCATTTGCTGCATTTTCATGATTTCGTCCTTAAATTCTAGTTGAACTTGTTCTGTTGCCATCAAAGTGATGTGTTCTAGTATGTTTTTTTGCAATGCCGCTATAATTTGTGGGTTTGTGCGTGCCATCATCGTGCCCATGTAGCTTAAATGCGCGTCCATGTGCGCTTGGTGGTCTTGTCCTGGAAATGCTTTAAACGGCTGACCGCTTAATGCTTGTATATTTTCCATTGCAGGGTCCATCGCTTGTGGTGGCTGTGGTTTTTTTAGTAATGTGTCAATGTCTTTTACACCTAATGCCTCGTACATATCACGATACGCTTGATACAAATTATGCATCTTAGGATTAGACATTGCCAACTGTAGTTGCGTTTGTGCAATACTAATTCTTTGCGTTTGTGAAAATATGTTTGGATCAGCGATTGGTACAATGTCGATACGTTGGTCAAAGTCAGTTGCAAATATTTGTCTTTGTCCACCGACTACATCATACGGATATTCTTTTGGTAAGTATGTTGCAAAGTTATCTGCGATTAACATAAACTCACATTTTAGTGCTTGATACAATCTTTTGTGTATCGCTGACATAACCCGCGATCCGCGTTCCAATAACGCGACGGTCGTGCCAACTGCTGCACTTTGATTACCATCACCAACTTGCATATCAGCAATAGACGCGAATCGTTGACCTGCTTGTACAACAACACCCATCAATGATAACAATGTTTGGTCTGGTCCTTTAAATGGTAACGGCATAAACGCGTCACTTAAATTTCCACCAGGAGCGTCAACATCACGGAACTCTCCCGGCTGCAACGGTTGAGCTTCGTCTCTGACTCGGATGCCTCTTTGTTTGAATCCGGACGGGAGATTTGCTAACGTACCTGCGTCTAAGAGTTGTCTTAGAGCGGCTGTGGCAGTTCTTGATAAACCGCCGATCATGTGAATAAGCCCGAATCCGTAGAAGCCTAGTCCTGGTAAAAACTTAAAGTGTACAAAATAATCACGGCGCGCGCGTCGCGGGTCTTGTGCGTTGAAATTTCTTCTAATTGATAGAACAGTCGCTGTGTCTTCGTCAACTGTTACGATGTAAGGTAATTTTAATCCTGTTGCTTCTCCATTCTCATCAACATCTTGGAAACCTTCTAAATCTAAATCACAATGACATTCAAGTAATGTTATTACTTCGTCATTCGACGCAGTAACTCCTGAGATACGATCTTTTGCTTCTGATACGTCTGTGTCAGAAGGATCGCTTGGTTGTAAATCAGTTTCTCTATAAAAACCACTTAGTTGATATTTTAATAGTTCGTTTCCTGACATACGAATAGTATGTGTAATTGTATCTGCATCTTCTAAACTTGTTGCTGTATATGGTACAACTAAATCTTCTGCAGGAATAAATTTAGACACACAACGTTGTAAAACAGAATCATAGTAAACTTTTTTAAATGTAGAACCTGCAAGAGGTAAATTAAATAACATCTGATCAAACTCTGGTTCGTATTCTTTCATTTCTACCATTAGTTGATAGTTCATGAATTCTTTTACACGCTCAGATTGATCTTCTTTTGCTTGATCTATTTTACCAATAATCTGTGTTCGCACTGGACCACCTGCAGGCAATAGTTCTTTGTATGCTAGTGATTGAAATTGCGTAACTGCTTCTGCAAGTACAGGATGTGTTGCACCTGATGCACCTTGGAAAGGCTCTGATCTGTTTTCGTATTTAAAACCTAATAAGTCTAAACCTTTTGTGTAAGCATCTTCCCATTCTTGTCTTGATGATTTGTAATCATCATGGTCGTCTACAATCTGTGATCCTATTTCAACAAGTACGGAATCGTCTAATGCTGCTGCTAAATTCTCATCGTGGTTTTCTGAGCCAACACCTGCTATTGCTTGTGGATCAAAATCAATCTCAACGCCACCGTCTTCAGTCTCAT